GAATCTGGATTTTTTTTGTGTCCTTATTAGTGTACTTATTATAATAAGGACTTTATAAATTATTGATTTAATTACAATAAAAGGTTAGTGAGTACTTACTTACTTTTGCAAATCCAGATTCTTTGTCACGGAATCTGGAAGAATCTGGAAGAATCTGGATTCGCACCCACTCCCGACGAACGGTAGCCGCAAGATAGATTGACACGGACAACCTGTAAGCTATCCTTACAACATGACTACCTGCCATGGATGGCGAACCTTCACCCGGATAGGGCTGGAATCCATAACCAATGGGGCTTCCAGAAAAGCCCGGCCCTATCGCGAGTGAGTGGTGTAGCTGAGAATGGTTAGCAAGGTGCGCTACGCGGGGGATGGCCTACCCGCCACCACTCACTAGCAGCGCAGGAAAGTAACGGAGCCGAGTGCCTGCGCCACTGTGACGCTCCAGCCTATCCCTCCGCCATCAGGTGAACATCGGCCCTGGTGGCGTTTCCCCGTACCACCGGGGTTTTTATTGTTTTGCCCATGGCATCAGCCGTGGTATCATCGAATTACCGCAGGCTGGGCCTGCAAACTTGAGGCTTGGGGCCTAAAGTGAGCGAAGAATCCCGCAAAGTAGGGGAAAGTGCGGAACATAAACCGGCGGGGAATCGCGGAATGGGCCGCCAGAAAGGTGTCCCTAATAAATCCACCAAAGCCGTCAAAGAAGCACTGCAAGAGGCATTCGATGGGCTTGGCGGCGTTCCTTCCCTGATCGACTGGGCTAAGTCTGAGCCAACCGAGTTTTACAAGCTGTGGACAAAGCTGCTCCCAGCCGAAGTGAAGGCGGAGGTGACGCAGGTTGGCGAGTCGCCTGTCGGAAAAATCCAGATCGAGGTAATCAGTGCGAACCCTGCAAATCAGGGCGACTGAGCCGCAGGCACGATTCCTAAGCCTTCCCCACAAGTACCGGCTATTCTGTGCCGGCTTTGGGGCGGGCAAGTCCGAGGCAATGGCTAATGCGGCCATGATTGACGCTTGCGAGTCGAGCGACACACTCATCGGGCTGTACGCTCCAACCTATGACCTCGTGCGACTCATCACAGCGCCACGCATCACATCCAAGCTGACAGAGCATGGCATCCAGCACACTTACAACAAGTCAGAGAACGTCATCTACACCAGCGCACCACGGTTCGGTGACTTCATCTTGCGCACACTGGACAACCCCGAGCGCATCGTGGGTTATGAGACGTACAAGGCGCACTGTGACGAGCTAGACACACTTCAGAAAGAACATGCCCGCCATGCTTGGAACCAGTTGATTGCCCGTAACCGGCAGACGCCAGTCGGGGTAACTGATCCGTTCAACCAGGCATCAGCCTACACGACCCCAGAAGGCTTCCGGTTCTGTCATGAGCGATGGGTGGCCAAGCGTACGGACTCCTACGGGATGGTTCAGGCTCCCAGCTATTCTAACCCGTTTCTGCCAGACGACTACATCGACAGCCTCCGAGAATCCTACCCTGCCGAACTGGTGGAGGCGTACATCGAAGGGCGATTCGTCAACCTGACAACAGGCACGATATACAACGCCTACGACCGCGAGCGATGCCGGTCAACCGAGGCTATCAGGGAGCTTGAGCCGCTGTTTATCGGGCAGGACTTCAACGTAGGAGCCATGGCCAGCACTGTCTACGTCAAGCGTCCGAATGGCTGGCACGCTGTCGATGAGTTGACCGGCATATACGACACGCCAGCACTGATAGACACACTGAACGAGCGGTACGCTGGCCACAAACTGACTATCTACCCTGACGCCAGCGGGAACAGCAGAAAGACGGTAAACGCGAGCGAGTCGGACATCAGCCTGCTTAAACAAGCCGGCTTCATCGTCAAGGTGAACCAGAGCAACCCACGAGTCAAAGACCGTATATTGTCCGTCAATTCGGCCTTGACCAATGGTAAGATGTGGGTTAATGACAGAAAATGCCCATCTGTTGTATCATGCCTGGAGCAACAGGCATACGACAAGAACGGCGAGCCGGACAAGTCTGGCGGATTCGATCACCAGAATGATGCGACCGGTTACCCTATTGTGTTCGAGATGCCAGTAATCAAGCCTGCTACCCCCATCGGAATCAGCCTCAAGAGAGCGTACTAATGGCAGACGTATCCTACCAGCGGCCAGAATACGAGGAAGCCCTGCCAGAATGGGAGGCTGTCGATACGCTTTGCGATGGCGAGGCCGCCGTAAAGCGGGCCGGCGAGAAGCTGCTACCCAATCCAGTCGTGGCCAGCGGAGAGACGCGCCAAGAGCTTGAAGCCATTTATTCGCGCTACAAGCAGCGCGCAATGTACATGAACGTCGTTGGCCGAACCCGTCAGTCACTGATCGGCATGGCCTACATGACGCCACCATCGCTGACCGTCCCTGCAAACCTGGCATACATGGCAGAGGACGCCGACGGCAAGGGGCTGTCTATCTACCAGCAGTCACAGAAAAGCCTTGAGGACGTGCTGACCACAGGCCGCGCTGGCTTGCTGGTGGACTTCCCGAAGGTGGAAGGCGCTGTCTCTGTCGCTGACATGCAGTCCGGCATCATCAGGGCGAACATCTGCCACTATGACGCTCAGGACATTATCAACTGGCAACACACGCGAGTAGGCGGAAAGTCTGTGCTTTCGCTTGTCGTGCTGTCAGAGAAGGCCAGCGAGGCCGGCGACTTCGCCAATGAGGAAGTGCGGCAACTCAGAGAGCTTCGGCTGGATGGGGTGTACCAGGTCCGTCTCTGGCGCAAAAACAAAGTGACCGGATTCTGGGAGGTGGTGGACGAATCCATTCCACTCGATGCTTCCGGTAATCCGTGGTCGGCCATACCGTTTACATTCATCGGGGCAGTGAACAACGACAGCAGCATCGATATGGCTCCGCTGTTCGACCTTGCTGCCGTAAACCGCAAGCACTATCAGCTAGGGGCAGACTGGTACAACGCGCTGTACTACGCAGGCCAGCCGCAGCCGGTCATCACTGGCCTTGACGCGGACTGGCGCGACTGGCTGGAAAAGAACGGCATTGTTGTCGGTTCCCGCGCCCCGTTCCTGCTTCCGGCTGGTGGAAACTTCACATACGCCACGGTGACCGCCGACAGCGCCATCCAGAAAGAGCTTGCAGACCTTGAGCAGCGCATGATCGCGCTAGGCGCACGACTCATCACGCCGGGCGAGGCTGTCAAGACAGCAACGCAGGCAAGTGGCGAGCAAGCCGTCTCCCATTCTGTTGTATCGCTGTCGGCCAGCAATGTATCCGAAGCCTACACGCTGGCGCTCAAGTGGGCGCAATCTTTCATGGGTGGCGCTGGGGGCTGCGCGTTTACACTGTCTACTGATTACGTCGTGCCGTCTCTTGACCCGGCCATGGTATCGGCTCTTGTCGCCTCGTGGCAGTCTGGTACCGTCCCGAAGCAAGACGTTCAGGAATACTTCAAGCGCGCAGGACTCATCAAGGCCGAGCGCACGCAAGAAGAAATTGACGAGCTAACCAATACCGCCGGTATTGAGTTGTGACAGCTATCACATCGCTGGCCACACGACAGCAGGTGATGCTGGAACGTCTCAAGGCTGGCGAGGTCAAGAAGCTGGCCACGTTCCTTAAACAGGCTGCCGATGTCATACGTCGCCGGTTGAGTCAGGGCGAGCTAACCGACATGGAGCGTGGCCGCGCTGAATTACAGTTGCAGACCATTCGCACGGAACTGACCGCCATATACGGAAAAGCCGGTCAGACCATGACCGACGGCATGAAGGACTACGCCGACTTCGCTGGCGGATACGAGACGCGGGCGCTTGATGCTGTTTTGATTCAGGGCGTTGACGTAGTAACCCCAGCCGCGAACCAGATATACGCGGCAGCTATCGCACGACCAATGACATCTGGCAAGACCGCCACGCTGTTGGAGCCGTTCATTTCCGAGTGGTCGAGCCGTTCAGTGACGGCCATCGAGAATTCAGTCAGGCAAGGTTTTTTCGAGGGCCGGACAAATCAGCAGATTGTTAAAGACATCATCGGCACGAAAGCGAACGGCTACCAGGATGGCATCATTGACGTAACCCGTCGCTCTGCGGAGACGGTCGTTCGCACATCAATCCAGCATGTAGCTCAAGTGGCGCGGAATGAAGTGTACGCCGCGAATGCCGACATCGTGGCGCGTTATGAGTGGGTATCAACACTGGACGCCAGAACAACGCCGCAATGCCAGTCTTTGGATTCGCGAGAGTTCGAAATCGGCAAAGGGCCGTTACCTCCACTGCATCCTAATTGCAGGTCTAGTACGGTCCCCGTCATCAACAACAAGTACATCCGAGACACGCTGCGCCAAGGCGCAACCCGCGTTAGTGCAGACGGGCCAGTTCCGGCGCACATGAGCTATTACGAATGGCTAAAGACGCAGCCAGTAGACTTCCAGAACGAAGCTATCGGGCCTGTCCGTGCGCAATTGCTCCGTGACGGCGGGCTGTCGGCGCAGCGATTCCAAGAACTACAGCTAGGGCGTAACTTCGAGCCGCTGACGCTGGATGAAATGAAGAAACTAGAGCCGGTCGCGTTTAATCGCGCAGGCTTGTAACCGTGGCTGGTGGCCACACAAACGCCCGGAGGGCACTGCTATGCTGAAACTTGAAACCGATAGCCTTGATTCCATTGATGAGCCGTTGCGCGGTTTGTATGAGGAAAAAGAAGGAAAGTTCCGCCTGAAGGTTGACGGCCTGCCTGATGTATCCGGCCTGAAAAAGAAGCTGGATGAACTGATGGACGAGTCGAAAGCCGCGAAGCGCAAGGCCAAGGAAATCGAAGAAGCTGCCGAGCGCGAACGTGCCGAAGCATTGGCCAAGTCGGGCGATGTCGAGTCGCTTCGCAAGAGCTATGACGAGAAGTTCGGCAAGACTAAAA